CAGCGACGTCCGACGCTTCATCAGGTTAAAAACCACCTCTAATGGCCACGAGACGGAAATACGGCGCGCTCCGGTATGGGTTCTTCCTGGCTGCCACGGTGGTGGCCAGCAATCAGACCCTGTCCGTCGAGCCGTTGGTGGTCTCCGTCTCGATGGCGCAGGCGGAGGCGACGAGCCCAGGGACGCCGCTGGCGGTGCATTACCGCCGCGCCGTGGGGCAGCGCGGGTATCAGTTCTACGGGCCCGCCTCCTACTCGGCGTCTCCGGCATCCGATAGCACGCTGACGGTTGATCCGTTAGTGGTCACGGCGAGTCTGCCAGAGGCGGCGGCTGCGGCCGGAGGTGTCTCGCTCAGCGTCTCGCCGCTGATTGTCACGGCCAGCTTGCCGGAGGCGTCCGCCTCGGCATCGGGCATTCCGCTGGCGGTGCATTACCGCAGAGCGGTCGGGCAACGCGGGTATCAGTACTACGGGCCAGTCTCGTACTCCACCACGCCAGAAAGCGATCGAACGCTGACGGTCGATCCGTTGGTGGTGGCGGTGTCGCTGCCGGCGACGGAACGGTCAGCGGGAGGCGTATCGCTCCAGGCCGAACCGCTGCAGACGACGGTCAGCCTGCCGGCGGCAGCAGCTGCGGCAGGTGGCGTGTCGCTGGCCACCGATCCGTTGGTGGCGACGGTGACGCTGCCCACGGCCACGGCATCTGCGGATGGCGGCAATGTCCCGGTCCACGCCTTTGTGCGGCGGGCGGTTGGGCAGCGGGGCTATCAGTATTACGGGCCGACGTCCTACTCCACGACGCCAGATGTCAACCGGACGCTGACGCTCGAGCCCCTGGTGGTGTCGGCTTCGCTGCCGGCGGTGACGGTGGCCAGCGATGGCGATCCGAGACTGCCGGCGTCGCACTTCCGCATCCGGCAGGTGGTCAGGGCGCGGCCCCACCTGCGCCCGTCGCTGGTTCAGGCGTACGGGTTCGTTGAAGTTGTTGTTGATACGCAGACGGTCACGGTTGACCCGCTGATCGTCACGGTGAGCCTGCCTGCGGTGACGGTGGGCTCGACCACGCTGGAGCCGCAGCGGCCACAGCTCAATCGGACTCGGTTCGTCAAGTCCACGCGCTATCAGTCGGCGCGGCAGGTCAACCGGCACGGCTACCTGACACCTCCGGCCGCCAGCGCAGCCCAGAGCGCCACGCTGGAACCGCTGGTGGTGGCCGTCTCGCTGCCGACAGCCACGGCGACGGCGGGCGCGGTCACGCTGTCCACGTCCCCACTGGTGGTGACGGTCAGCCTGCCCACGGCCACGATCTCGACGGGCGGCCAGAGCCTGACGCTGACCCCGCTGGTCACGGCGGTCTCGTTGCCGGCGGCCACGCTATCGGCTGGCGCCGCGACGGTCACCACAACGCCGCTGGTCACGGCTGTCAGCCTGCCGGAGGCGACGGTCTCGGCTGGTGCGGTCACGCTGACGACCACGCCGCTGGTGGTCACGGTGTCGCTGCCGACGGCGGTACCGACGCTGGCCGTGGCGGTGGATGCGCTCACGGTCAGCGTGAGCCTGCCAACCGCCACGCTGACGGTAGGGACCGCCACGCTGCAGACAGAGCCGCTGGTGGTCGCGGTCAGCCTGCCGGCGCCGCGGGTGCTGGGAGCGACGACGCTGCCGGACATGGTGCGGACGACGCTGGAATCGCGGATGGCGGATCGGCCGCTGGCCTCACGGCAGCCGCAGCGCACGGTGGGCAACAGGAGCGGCGATCGGCCGGTGGAGTTCAACGGATGAGACCACTGTTTTCCATTGTGGAAGGCGCGACGAAGCCGCTGCTGTTTACCCTGAAGTCTCAGGGCACGACGGATAGCCAGCCGCAGGCGTTTGATCTGACGGGCTACACGAACATCCAGATCGTGCTGAAGGATTCGGCGGGTGCCTACGTCAAGGACACGTCCTCCGGGGTGACGGTGACGGGCACCACCTCGGGGCAGGTGCAGTATGAGCCGTCGAGCTCCAGCGGGGATCTGTTCCTCTCGGCCTCGTCCCCGTATCGGGTGCGGTTCCGGGTCACCGATGCGCTGTCGGACAAGGAATACTGGCCCAACGATGAGGAAGAGTTGATCGAGGTGAACCCGCTGTGAGTGTCATCAAGTTGGTAACGGCGTCCACGGGTGAGCCGGTCTCGAGGCCCGAGGTCAAGCTCTGGCTGCGGGTGGACGAGCACGACGTCACCGAAGACGCGCTGATTGACAGCCTGATTGCGCGGGCGCGGGCGCGGCTCGAAGAGGTCAAGCACCGATCGTTCCTGGTGCAGACGTTCGACTACTACATGGACGAGCCGCTGACGGGCTGCGCGGTGTCGCTGCCGAAGGCGCCTCTGGTGTCGGTGACGAGCATTCGCGGGTTCAGTTCGACGGAGTCCAGCGATAGCGGTGGGACGGCCATGTCCACGGCGGACTGGTATGTAGACACCGCGCATGAGTTCGGGCGGGTGCTGCCGGTGTCCGGGGCGACGTTCCCGACCGCCACGCGCGAGATCAATCCGACGATCATCCGGTTCACGGCGGGCTATTCGTCGGGCTCCAGCGGGGTGCCGGAGGCGGCGAAGGACGAAATCAAGCAGTTGGTGGCGCGGCTGTATGAGCACCGTGGGGACGAGACGGAGATGGTGCGGGCGCTCGAGGACGTGACGGAACTGGACCTGCCGACCTGGGGCTAAGTCATGCCGTATCAACAGCCACGCATTCCCATCGGCCGGCGCCGCGAGCGGATCACGATTCGCCAGCGGGCGACGGAGGATGATGGCCTGGGCGGGCAGTTGGCGATTCGTCCCGCCATCATCGCGGAGCCATGGGCACAGGTGATGGCGCTGGACGAGCGGACGCAGGAAGGTGTGGCGGGCTCACAGCTGACGGCGCGGCACGGGTACGAGATTGCGATTCCGTATCAGGCCGGGATTACGCCTCGGCTGATTGTGAACGTGCGGAACACCACGATGGAGATCCACACGGTGGCCGATGACGAAGGCCGGCGCCGGCGGTTGGTGCTCCAAGTGCGCGAGGTGCAGTAAGTGGCGCGGCGCAGTCCTATTACGGCGGTGTTGACTGGGATCGTGGCAACCTTGCGGGCGGATAGCGGAGTATTAGCACTAGTCGGATCTTCGACTGGGGTCTACAATAATGTGGAACCAACGGCTGAGTTCCCCTATCTGGTGGTGATGAGCCCCACGGATCGGCCGGTCGATACGATGGGCCGGTTCGGGGTCGAGACGCTGGTGGATGTGCGGGCGGTCAGCCAGTATCAGGGCGACAAGCAGGCGGCGGATTTGATAGACGCGGCCATGTCGGCCTTGCACTTTACCAGGCCCACGGTGAGCGGGCATACGGTGCTGGGCACGGCGTTTGAGAACGGCGAGCGGTTCCAGGAAACGATTAACGGCGTGATTACGCGGCACCACGTAGCCACGTTTCGCGTCTGGACGGAGCAAAGCAGCTCGTGACGGACGACCAGTTCTTCGTCATCGTGGCCCTGTTGGGAGAGATTCGAGACGCGCTGGTCGGTGCCGAGATAGAGGAGCCAGCGGGCTGTCAGCACCCAGACGAGCAGCGGGTGTCGCTGGCCACTCCGCGGGAACCCGATCATTGGGTGTGCGCCGGATGCAAGTATGAGCACAAAGGCATAGCGACCAACTAATCGCACGACGATTCGGCGGGAACGTTCAGAGGCCCATGTCACTGCCAAGAGGCCCCAAGGCAGATGACACGGGCCTTTGTTCGTTTGGGATGTGAGATGGCCGAGATTCCACTAGTTAATCGAGTTGGGAAGGTGGTTGCCGTCACGACGGTTGACGATGCCGACTACGCAGAACAGTCGCGCTATCTATGGCGGCTACAGAGAGACGGCAAACATTGTTACGCGCGTCGATCTGTTGGCCGATGTGCGATCTTGCTCCACCGGGCCATTGTCGGCGAATTGCCGGACGGTTTCGAAATCGACCACGCCAATAGAGATGGCCTTGATAACAGGCGAGCGAATCTTCGCGTCGCTACTCGCCGGCAAAACATGGAGAACCGAGGGGTTTTCAAGAACAGCAGAACCGGCATCAAGGGTGTCTGCTGGGACCCGACTACAAACAGGTGGAGAGCAACGGTCAAGAGAGATGGCCGCAGGGTGTTCTCCGCGAGGTTTCGTTCTCTTGATGCGGCTGCCGAAGCAGTCCGCGATGCTCGGCGGCGGCTACAACAGTTTTCAACAGACTAAACGGGAGAGCAGCAATGGCAAAGCGACTTTTTGAGCAGTGCTCGGTCACGCTGAACAGCGTGGATGTCTCGGCCGATGTCTACAAGGCGGAAATTTTCACGGGACGCCGGGCGCCGGTTGATATGACGGGGCTGTCGGATACCTGGGATCAGGGCCTGGTGCCGAACCTGCGTCGGTGGGGTGTGAAGCTGGAGTACTTCACCAACTTTGCCGGCACGTCTGAAACCCCGACCGGGATCAGCACGGTCCTCCAGCAGGTGCTGGTCAGCACGGCCACCACTGGCGTAACGCTGACGATTCGCAGCACAACGGCGGTGCGCTCGGTGAACAACCCCGAGTGGCAGGGTCAGGTGCAGATCGACGGCGACTTTCAGCAAACAGCAGGCGGCGTGGCGGAAGCGGACAAGGGCTCAGTGGGACTCAAAGGCCTTGCGGCCCTGTCGCGGTTCACATCGTCCTCGTAACACGGAGGGGTATGGGAGCGAGAGAGAAACTGCTCGGCGCCAAGCCGCCGACAGAAACGGTCTACATCAAGGCTATCGACGAAACGTTCCTTGTCCGGGGCATGACGGGTGCCGAGCGTGACGCCTTCGAGGCGTCGTGCTTCGAGGGACGAGGCAAGAAGCGCGACTTCAGCATGCGGAACCTGCGCTCGAAGATGGTGGCTTACTGCGTCGTAGACGAGCAAGGCCACCGCGTCTTCAGTGATGAGGATGCCGTGGCGCTCGGGAACGCGCGAGCGGATGTCATCGACCGCCTGTTCGGGGTGGCACAGCGGTTGAGCGGCATGAAGGACGAGGACGTTGACGAATTG